TGGAAGACGGAAAAAAAGAAAATGTAGATACTCAAACTACAACAGATAATGCTCAAAAGGAGCAAAAAACTGAAAACAAAAATGAGGGTGAGAAAACTAAAAAACAAGTAGCACAAAAAGGTGATGATGGTTCAATAGTTTTCAAAAATCAAGATGAGCTAGACGGATTTATTAGAAGAATGTATGCCAAAGGTGCTGAAAAAGCAGAGCAAGGTGAAACTTCTAAACAAGTTCAAGACACTCAAAACAAACAAGAAGACAAAGGACAAGAAGAGCAAAAAGAGACTGTTCAAACAGACTATACTGACAAAATAGCACTTGCTATGGCCAAAGCAGGGGTTGATGTTAAGAAAGTTGAAAGAGCAGCAAGATTAGTTGATATGTCAAAAGTTCTAGAAAACGGTGTATTAGATGCTAAGAAACTAGAAGATGAAATCAACGCAGTAATTTCTGAATTTCCTGAGTTAAAAATAGCAAAGGAAGAAGAAAAAGAAGAAAAAGGATTTAAATTCGGAGCAACACAAAGTAACTCTGATGAAAATCAAAAAGACAAAAAGCCTGTAGCCACAAAAAGATGGAACAGGTTTAATTCATTTTAGGAGGTAATTAATTATGGCAAATTCATTGAATTATGCAGAGGTTTGGCTTCCAGACCTATTAGAAATAATGGAGCAAGATAGTTTAACATCACCATTTATAACATCAAACGTTAAATGGGTAGGTGCAAAAACATTTCATTTTACACAAATGAAAACAAGTGGTTACAAATCACACAATAGAAATGGAGGATGGAATAAGGGAAGTTATGAACAAAATGATGTACCTTATACAGTTACACATGACAGAGATATTGAATTTTTAGTAGATGTAGCAGATGTTGATGAAACAAATCAAACAGCATCAATAAAAAATATATCAAAAACATTCCATAAAACTCAACAAGTTCCAGAGATGGATGCATATTTCTTTTCAAAAGTAGCCAGTGAGGCACAAAAATTAACAGGGTATCATAGTTCTACAGCTGAATCAGAGTGGACAAAAGCAAATGTATTTACAAAATTAAAAGGTATGCTTAGTGCTGGAAAATTAAGAAGATATGCAAAAAATGGTTCATTAATTTGTTATGTTAGAAGTTTTATTATGGATTTATTAGAACAATCTACAGACTTCACAAGAAAAATAGAAATGACACAGATAGCAGAAGGTGGAATTGGTATAGAAACTAGAATTACAGACATCGATGGTGTAACTATTATGGAAGTTATAGATGATGAAAGATTTTATGACAAATTTGATTTTACAGATGGATTTGAACCAGTTGAAAAAGTAACTGCTGATCCAGGTAAAGGAATAGAAGCTGTAACAGGTTCTCATAAAATAAATGTTTTAATTGCATCTCTTGAAACTGTAAAAACAGTTCCAAAGATATCTAACATATATTATTTTGCACCAGGTTCACATACAGAAGGTGATGGATATTTATATCAAGATCACTCATTATCTGATACATTTGTTTTTCCAAACGGAAAAGATAATAAAATTGATAGTATATATGTTGATGTTGATACAACTGAATATGCTGGAGAATAGGAGGGCACAATGTCTAAAATAAGAGTCGAAAAAGGTAATGCACTATTACTTATTGAAGAAGAAGAATTAGCACAATATGAAGCTAGAGGATATTCAAAATTAGGAGCTACTAAAAAAGTAGCTTCTAAAGATTTAGAAAAAGAATTAAAGAAAATTGCAAAAGTTAATGAGGAACTAACAGCCAAAATAACAAAAGTTGAAGAAGAAAAGACAGAGTTAACAAAAGTTAATGAGGAACTAACAGCCAAAATTGCAGAATTAGAAAAGAAAGAAAAATAAGAGGTGTTGCAAATGATAAATGTTTATGCAACAAAAGAGGATTACTCAAAATATGGTTCTAAAGTATTAGAAGATGAAGAAATAGAAAAAAATTTAGAGTTAGCCTCAATAGATGTCAACAGAGCGACATTAACAAGAATTGAAAGAAGAGGATTTGATAATTTAACAACACAACAAAAAGATTTAATAATCAAAGCAACTTGTTTACAAGCAGAATATATAAAAGAAGAAGGCTTATATGATGATAACAGTATATCTAGTTATTCTATAGGTGGGGACTTAACAGTAAATGAAAAGGAATCACAAGATATGGCAGATAAACTAAATATATCAAAATTAGCCTTTTTCTATTTAAAAAGAACAGGATTAACAAATAGGATTATATGATAAAAAGGTTAAATCCAAAACATTTGGAAAGATTATTAAATAATAAATGTGATGTAGTTATATATCAAGAAGGCTTATCAGAAGATGGTGAGCCTTTAACTTCTTTAAATTTGAAAAATCAAAAATGTAGATTTGTTGAAACAACTAAAGTTATAATTAGTCCAGATGGAAGAAAGGTTGAGCTTGTAGGAAAAGTGATATTACTTGGAGATATAGCACCAAAAATTAAGAAAATAAGTGGTGGACAAGTAATAGTAAATGAGACAGAATATGAAATTTATCAAGCAAGTAGACCTAGAAATCCAGATGGAACAGTTCATCATACAACATTGGAGTTGATGTAATATGAAGGTAACATACAATATTAAAAATATAGAAACAACATTAGAAAATGCAAGATTAGCATTGACAGACACTGCGGAAGCAATAAAAACAGACTTGATTCAAAGTCAGACAATGCCATTTGATACTGGTACGATGCAAAATGATAGCACTTTTGTAGATGATAAAAAAATTATCAAAGGCGTTGCAAGAATAGTTGTAGATACAGTATATGCAAGAAAGGTTTATTTTGATCCAGAAATACATATAAAACAAGGGAAAAATCCTAATGCTAAACAGTATTATTTTGATGATTATATTACTGGAGAAAAGAAAAGTTTACCTATAAAATATTTTAAGCAAGCCTTAAAAAGGAGAAGTGGACAATGATAACAAGAATAAATACGTCCTCAATAAGGGAT